GAGCGGCGCGACAAGGTTCCGTACCTCACCTGGGCGCGCCAAGGGCTTGTCACGCTCACCCCCGGAAACGTCTGCGACTACGAGCGCCTCCGCGCGGACCTGGTGGAGCTGTCGCGCCGCTGGGACGTGCGCGGATTCGCCATCGACCCGTGGAACAGCCGCCAATTGTCCGGCCAGCTCCAGGAGGACGGCGCGACCGTGGTGGAGTTCCGCCAGGGGTTCCAGAGCTTCGCGGACCCGTGCCGCCAGCTCGAGCGCGCCGTGATGGGGTTGACGCTCGCGCACGGCGGAAACCCCGTCCTCCGCTGGTGCGCCAGCAACGTCTGCGTCGAGATCGATCCGGCCGGAAACCTGAAACCCTCCAAGCGCCGCAGCACGGAGCGCATCGACGGAATCGTGGCGCTGCTCATGGGCGTCGGGCTTGCATCGACCGCCGGCGGCGGCAGCGTCTACGACAGCCGCGGGATGCTCCACGTCTGAGCGGCGCGTATCTTGTCGCGGTGCCCACCACGAAGGACGGAACCCGGGCCGGCGCCAAGCGCGGACAAGCGCCGCGCCGCCCGTCGCGCCGCCGCCTTCCCGAAGTGCGCGGAAACCCGGACCTGGTGGGCTGGAGCACGATGGGCCCAGGGCCCGTCTTCCCGTTCCAGCAGCAGGACTACCTCAACGCGCACCAGGCGCTCACGCTGCCCACCTACACCGCGTGCGTCCGCAACATCGCGGAGGACGTGGCGAAGCTGCCGCTGATCGTCTACGAGGACGACGGCGAGGGCGAGAAGCGCCGACTGACGACCGACCCGCTCTACCGGCTGCTCCACGACGCGCCCAACCCCGAGCAGTCGGCGCTGGCGTTCGTGGAGGCGATCGTGTCGAACGCCGTGGGCTGGGGAAACGGGTACGCGGAGATCGTGACCGACGGAACCGGCGAGGCCCGCGAGCTGTGGATTCTCAATCCCGACCGCACGACGCCGCGGCGCACGGAGGGCGGAGCGCTGTTCTACGAGTACCGCCAGCCGGACGGGACGGCGGCGGCGCTGCCTCCGGAACGGGTGCTCCACGTCCACGGGCTCGCGTTCGACGGGATCGTGGGATACACGCCCGCCCAGCTGTTCGCGCGCTCGCTCCAGGCGCACTCTGCGCAGCGGGACTTCGCCGGCGCGTTCTACGTGAACGGGGCCGCGCCCAGCGCGCTCCTGAAGCATCCCGGGAAGCTGACGCCCGCGGCGCACGAGCAGCTGCGGCGCGAGTGGGAGTCCATGCACCAGGGACCGGACCGCGCCGGACGGACGGCCATTCTCGAGGAAGGCATGGACCTGGTGCCCATCACGATCAACCCGCGCGATGCGCAGTTCCTGGAGACGGCGCGGTTCGGGATCGAGGACATCGCGCGCATGTTCCGGATGCCGCCGCACATGGTCGGGGACCTCTCGCGGGGGACCTTCAGCAACATCGAGCACCTGTCGATCGAGTACGTGACGAACACGCTGCTCGCGTGGATTCGCCGCCTGGAGACGGCGCTGCGCCGGAGCGTGCTCGCGGTGCGCGGGCCTGGCGTCTACGCGGAGGTCCTCATCGAGGGCGCGCTTCGCGGGGACACGAAATCGCGCTACGACGCCTACGCGGTCGGGCGCCAGTGGGGATGGCTGTCGTCGAACGACATCCGCCGCCTGGAGAACATGCCGCCCGTCGAGGGCGGAGACACCTACCTCCAGCCGCTCAACATGGTGGACGCATCGAAACCGCCGCCGACCGCGCCTCCCCAAGAGGGGCCGGCCGCGTCCGCGGCCGAACCCGGAGCGCTTGGAGACACGGGCGCCGAGGGCGAGGCCGCGGGCGCAGCGCCGCGCGCCCTGTCCGGGGGTCCCGAGCTGCGGGCCCTGGTGCTCGCGGCCACGCCGCCGCTGCTCGACGCGGCGGCGCGCATGGTGGACAAGGAACGCCGCGCGGTGTCGAACGCCGCGGGCAGCGCCGACGCGGAGACCCGCCTGGACAGGTTCTACGCGGTGCACGTGCGGCAGCTGGCCGAGGCGCTCGAGCCCGCGGCGCGGACGCTCCACGCGCTCCTCCAGCTCGCGGGATTCGCGCCCGCCGCGCTCCCCGAGGCGGTGGCGATCGAGGCCGCAAGCGCGCACGTCGAATGGTCGCGCCGCGAGCTGTCGCTGTGCGGCGCCGCCGGCGCGGAGGCGGCGGCGAACGCCTGGGCGCCCGCGCGCACGAAGGGCCTGGCGGAAAACGTGCTCCGCCGACTGGCCGGACAGGAGCTGCTCGAATGACCACGACCGTCGAACGACGCACGATCACGCGCCCGGAGGCCCGCCTTTCCGGCAACGGGCGCCGCCTGTCCGGCTACGCGGCCGTCTTCAACAGCCGCAGCGTGGACCTGGGCGGGTTCACGGAGACGATCGCGCCCGGGGCCTTCCGGGCCACGCTCGCGCGCCCGGGCGCCGACGTGCGCGCGTTCTTCAACCACGATCCCGGGCGCCTCTTGGGACGCCAGGGGGCGGGGACCCTCCAGCTCGCGGAGGACGAGCGCGGGCTGCGGTTCGACCTGGAACTGCCCGACACGTCGGACGGGCGCGACGTGGAGGAACTGGTGTCGCGGCGGGACCTGGACGGCATGAGCTTCTCGTTCACGACGATCGAGGACCGCTGGGACCGGAAGGGCGGACTCCACGAGCGGCAGCTGATCGCGGTGGAGCTGCTGGAAGTCTCGCCCGTGAGCTTCCCGGCATACCCCGACACCGCGGTCGCGCTGCGCAGCCTGGAGCGGTTCGCGCTGGCGGACGGCCAGGCGGTGCGCCGCCAGGCGTCCCGACGCCGCCTCCGCATCGCCCAGCTGCGCGGCGCATAATCTCCCCTGGCGGGAGCGCGGCGCCCGAGCGCGCGGCGCACCGTCGAATGCGAGGACTGGACGGCCGAGCCCGTCCCGGATCGCCACCACAAACGCACCACAAGTGCGCGCGGCACGCCGCGGCGCGATTCGTCTGCCGGCCCTGCTCGCGCGCGGGAGTCCGGAACGTGCCCACCTACGAGGAAGTCAAGGCGAAGAAGGACAAGCGCGACGCGCTCCTGTCCCAGGCCGAGCAGATCATGACGAAGGGCGACGACGAGAAGCGCCCGCTGACGGAGGACGAGCTGCGCAGCGTGGACGGGTTCATCGAGCAGTCCGACGCGCTCCGCCGCGAGATCAACGAGCTGGAGACGGAGCGGCGCAAGCAGCTCATCCACGACAACCGCAGCACCCAGCGCGAGCTGGAACCCCGGAGCGCGCGGCCGTACACGCCCGGGATCGTCACGCCCGAAAGGATCAAGCAGGCCCAGGCGCGCGGGCTGAAGGTCTTCCGCGGCGAGGGCGGCGCCGAGCGCGCCGCGGGGTTCTGCCACTTCATCCTGGCGACGAAGGGCGTGGGCAGCTCGCGCGACTGGCTCGCAAAGCGCGGCATCGAGCTGCGGCCGGACACCGCGCAGTCCGCCGGCGAGTCCCGCGCCATGGGCGTCGGCACGGAGGCGTCGGGCGGGTTCCTCACGCCGATCGAGTTCTCGAGCGAGATCATCGACATCATGGGCTTGGTGGGCGCCGTGCGCCAGGCCATGCGCATCTGGCCCATGTCGCGCGACGTGCTCTCCATCCCGAAGGTGACCACGCGCCCGACCTGGGCGGCGATCGCGGAGAACGCCGCCTCCACCGTGACCGACGCGGCGGGCGGCTACGTCACGCTCACGGCGCGCAAGTGCGGCGGCATGACGAAGATCAGCTCCGAGCTGAACGAGGACTCGCTGCCGTACGTGGGCGACGTGCTCGCGCGCGACTTCGCGTACCAGGCCGCCTTCTTCGAGGACAACTGCCTTCTCAATGGCGACGGGACCGCGGCGTTCATGAACATCACGGGCCTGATCCCCGCCACGCTCGCGGCGGGCACGGTGACCGCGGGCGCGGGCATCACGACGCCGGAGCTGCTCACGCAGAACAACTTCATCTCGGTGCTGGGATCGGTGGCGGACTACGCGCTCTCCGACCTGAACAACCCCGTCTGGATCATGAACCGATCCGTCTTCGCGCGCAGCGCCATGCGGCTGCTCTACGCGGCGGGCGGGAACACGAAAGACGACCTGGCGGGCGGCGTCGGGCCGAGCTTGTTCGGCTACCCCGTCATCTTCACGAGCGCACTCAGCGCCGCGCCCGCGGCGGGCGCGTTCGTCGCCTTCTTCGGTTCGCTGGAGACGGCGGC